TGTATAACTTGATCCTCCATTACCCACTTGTACGCTTCGTACTCGAAGGTCTGGGATAACTTGCGAGATGACTGAGTTAAATGGCCATGCAGTGCGATCCCAGGCTAACTTGCCAAATCGATTAAAGCTGCGTACGGCAGCAGTTGTTTCAGCAGTAAGAAAAGAATCCACGCCAACCATACTTACTAGGTTGGTCAACATGGTGCTTACTGCTATCTTCCTCATGCGAAGCTAGGTTCGTTAAAGCCTCCAGATGCGAAGGTCTTCTTGGTAAATGATTTTGCTTTGAGATGTGGGTTGTCACGAAAGAACTCATTGGTGAATTGCTTATCGCCCCAACATCCTTGCTTGTCCTGATGCCAGCGGAAATATTCGCGTGCAGGTATTGTACCTTTTAATTGTCCTAGTCCCTCGACTTGTCCACCTTCTCCATTCTCTTTTCCACACTCAAGCTCACGCTTCTTTGCTTCGTACTTCTCCAGGTCAACTTCGTAACGAAGGTGCTTCTCTAAGTTCTTCATAAATTGCGAACCATTACCTTGAGATGGTTGCCACTTTGGTATGAATATTTCTGCCATAATAAAAAGATGTGGAAAAGGGAGTAGCCCGCTACGCAGACTACTCCCCAAATCCTAATTGCAATTAAGCAAATTGACCTAAATCAACGATACGTAATCCGATAACAATTTCCCCGGCAGTAGCTGATGCAATCGCTGCATCTGTTACTTCCAAGATAATTGAAGCTGCGGTGTTTGTTCCACCTACAGGTTGTGACTGACCACCTGTGAATGCATCTCCTGTATTGAATACAGGGGCAGTCATGGCATCGACATCAAGAGCATCGATGAACTCATCAGGGTCACCACCACTTGTTCCTACGTCAATGACGAGCGAGGTTGTACCTGCAAATGCGACACTTTCGTATACACCAGCAAGTTCAACTGCACCACCAGCAGGAATAGTAGCGATGGTCAACTGACCACCATTACCGATTGTTTGTAGATCTTCGTAAGTAGCGGTGTATACGTGTGTAAAACCTCTACCTGCTTCATTATTTGATAATTCTGACATATCTTAAATCTCCTTGTTTTAAGTGTTATTAATTAAAGTAACCGTGAGCAACAGGTGACAAACATGCCAATCCAGCAACTACGTCTACAAAACCTCTGCGACCGCCACCTTGATTCTCAAGCTCAGTTACAGACTCAGCTTTCAAGGACATCATGGATACATACTCAGGATCAATTAAGAGACCTGCATCTGCGTCAACTGCGTCACTACCGCTTGTTCTGTTAATGAACAAAGAAGGAACGATTGCCACATTTCCAAAATCACCTTCGTAGATATTAACTGACAAAGTAATTTTCTTGGAATCAGCGTCTTGATTAACTGTATAAGTTCCGTTAGTAGCTGCAAGCTGACGGGAGAAGTTTGAGATTTCCTTCTTGAGACTTGGGCCTGCAAGTAAGGTCAACTGTCCACCGGGCATTCCGTTTGCTTCGTAGAGTTCTTGAAGAACGCTATTGAAGGTTGTTTCGGTCTGCGTGCCTGTTGTGTCATTAGCAACATTTTGTGCAAATGCAGGAACATCAGCAGGTTGTCCACCCACTCCAAGCCACTTTAACATGCCTCGTGTTTTGTAAGGTGCGCCTGCTCCAGCGTCTGCTTGACGATCTTGTGAAGAACAAAATGCAGATTCGATTGAACGTTTTACGTTGCGTACTGCTTTTGACTCAGCGTTTGCAAATTCAGATGCGACACCAGCAGTATCCACCATCTCTTGCAGATCCGATACCATGAATGTATCACGGAACTTTTGCACGTAATTCCCAATGCGAGCGCGGTCAGCAGATTGATTCTTGAAAGCAGTAACATCTTCACCTTCTTCGATTCCACCAAACTCAGGTGAGTTTAATTTATCAACCTGATATTCAAAGAATGTCCCGGTTGCTTTTCCTTTTTTCATTAATGAAACGAAAGGCGTAGATTCTGGTTCTAACGTTGAAATTATCGACGTGAGATCCTCTTTATTTCCGCTTGTATTGTACGTAGTACTCTTAGCCATTTTATATATCCTCCTATTTTTGTTTTAAATTTATGCGATTGCTCGCTTTAGTTTTATGTAATTTTGGTAGTCTGCTATGTTACCCGATTTCTCGAACTTGGCATGAGCTGCCTGTATAGCCTTCTTCTGTTTACTTCCCTCGGTTCTTGATTTACTTGCACCTGCTTCTGCACTTGCGACAGGAGCAGTTGGTTTCTTCAATTTCTTCGGTTGACCTGCATTGGCTTGCTTTGCCTTTACTGCCTTTAATCCTTCCACCATAAGTCCAAGTGCAAAATTGCTATTGGGTAGGTGGTCAACTAAAGGCTTGTAGAGTGGGCTTTGCTTTACCTGCATGAACACTTTGTAATCCTCGCTCTCGCCATCACTTAGGAAGTCGAAAGTTTGAATTGCTTGCTGGTCGGATGCTTGACGTTCGTTTATCCAGGCTTCTCTTGCAGGAGCATCTTTGCGAAGGATCTTTTTTGCATTCGCTTTAATTCTCCTCAAGTCCGCTTTGGTGTAAGTCTTGTCTCCATCCTTTAGCACATATTCATTACCAGCGTCATCATACTCCACTTCGTTTTCCATCCCCTCGTCTGCCCATTCCATGAGCGTGTTGAGGTTCTCTACTTCCTTAGTAAGTGCATTGACATCGTTGACATTATGCAGGGCATTATCTTTGAGGAATGCAGGTTGTTCAGTAGGCACGGGTGCTTGCTCAACTTGTGCTTGGAGTTCTTGGTTTTCGGCAAGTAACGCTTTCTTCTGCGCGGTAAGCTTTCCAAACCGCTTGATTGCAGAAGCATTGAGATGCTTGGCTAATTCCTTAGACTCCTCCTCGGACAATGAATCCAAATCCAGGTCTTTAAACTTTGAAAGAACATTATCTGAAGGTTGTACGGGCGGCTCATCTGATTCCTCATCTGATTCATCCGGCTCTTCAGCAGACTGATCCTCTAATTCCTCTTCCTCTGTAGATTGTGCAACAGGTTCAGATTCCTCTTCGGTGGTGTCAGTTTCCTCAGTCTGGCGTTTCTGCATCAAGGATGATGCGAGTTCTGCCATTGTAAGGTTTCCTTCACCTTGCGTTAAACTATCAACAGAATTTTCGGAGGATTCTGAGACAACCTCTTCTTGAATTGCTTCCATAAGATCAAGGTATAAATTACCTAGTGTAGCAAAATGTAGCCTAATGTAGCAAAAAGGGCAATGAAAAAGCCCTTACGACTAAATCCCCAAAAAGTCGCAAGGGCTTTATACTAACTACTATATAACCAACTAAAGTTTATAAAAAGTATCTAGTTCCTCGTCTATTGCTTCAAGCTTTCCACACATCATGTAGTGGCGATTGGTGCAGTCTATGATTGCTTTTGTCTGCAATTGTCGGATGACTTCTTCCCTCATTGCTTCTCGCATTTCAATATACTTCTTAAAGTGAGGATCGTTCTTTAAAGTAGATAGAGCAGTTATTGCTTCTTCGGGGTCGATATCGTGGTAGGTTTTTCTTTTTCGGGGACTCATTGTGTTAGTGTTAGTATTACATTTATAAACATAAAAAGAGTATCCACCATTACCTCACGCTCGATGAAGAACATGACCAACAATATGATCCAATACACTTCTCGTTGCAGGTGGGACACATTACTTACGCTTCCTTGCAGTCTTGGCTGCTTTCTTAAATGCCTTGGCAGTGGGTGCGCCTTTTGTTCCAGGCTTTCTCATCTTCTCTTTACTTCCACCTTTGATACGTTTTCGTTTTGCGTGTATATTTTTATAAAGTGACATCTAACAATCCCATGCTTTGCGTGACCAATAATTGGCACTAAGTTTATTTGTCTTTCCTTTTATCCCACCTGACCTTGCACAGTAGCTCTTCTTTCGTGCTGGTTGGTTTTTCTTAATGGACATCTTTGGATCTCCGAAGCGTACAAGCTTTACATCGTCTCCTTGCTTGGCAAGTACGGCAAACTTCTTGGACTTACCTGGTGTGCGCTTGGGTTTATTGTAACCGCTAAATTTCTCTTTGCGGTAGGTAATCATTTTTTCTTACGACCACCACATTTCTTTTTAGTCATTTTCTTCTTAGGTCTTCCAACCTTAGTCCCGTAAGTTCCCTTTCCCATCGGTGGCATAATTTTATCCTCCTGTTTGTGCTGCTCCTGTTGATCCAAATTGTGTGGGTGCTGCTCCCAATCTTCCAATTGTCGCATTCTCTTTTTGCTGAACCTGCATCTGTCTTTGTTGCAGGTAATTTTGAATACGCTCCTGTAATGCCGGATCTTGTTGTACCTTTTGTGCTACATCGGGTTGAGCTAACCATTGCTGGAATATCTGCAACTTCATCTCGTGGGCATCATTTGGTTTAACATTAGGTGGTACGCCAGCATAGATTTCTGCAATGGTCTGTCTTTCTTCATCCATTGCTTTCTGTGAGGCGGTTTCTTTAGGAAGCATGATACTTTCCGCAGCACCTGGTAAAATCTGTCCAACTGCAATTTGTAATAATCGCTCAGTGTCAAGCGTGCCATTCTTGTCGAGTTGTGCGCCAAGTTGGGCAATTGCTTTTACACGATCAAGCATTTGCTCTGGGTCTTGTGTGGCTGCATCAAACTGCATGTAAAAATCAAACCTCTCACCAGGGTTTCCTTTGGCATACTTCTGCATGTCTTGCATTCCTGTAACACGGAAGTATTCTTCGTCTGGCCCATACTGCTGGTAAAGAGAGTACACTTGGTCGAGTACATGCTTGAGGTGGTGAAATACTTTATCTATCACCTCCTGTTGTTTCATCTGTGCTTCCACAGGATCTACACCCGGTGCGTTCCTTCCAAAGTATCGATTTGCTTGTTCTGCAATATATCTACGCAACTCAATGTTTACTGCTGATCCACGAGGTGTGTCTGCAAATCTATACTCTCCTGGCGTGCGATATGGAACACGTA